TGTATTCATCGGTTCCAAATGTTAAAATATTTTCAATTATTTGAATATTATTATTAAATGGTTGTATTGCAATAGCCCCATCTGTTAGTGAGGCATTTATTACTTGTGAAATACCAAATTTAGCAGTACCATTACCAGAACCGATCCCAGTGGCAACAAATGTCATACCAACAGTGTTACTTTCTGCGCCAATGTCGATAAAGTTAGTTGATCCAATTGAAACAATTGTATATGTTTTACCAGGAATAAACAAACCAGCATCCACTGTAGTTCCTGCATATAAGTCAGGGATAACTGAATTTTCTATGATTGATTCAACTAATGTTTTTATGAATCCCAACACATCTATTGTTTGATCAATTTCACCGGAAATTTTACTGATAGCATTATCCCAATACGCTTTACCACATTGGATTGATTTTGAATTTCCACCAAAAGTAGTATCATACATAACATGTTCAATAATTATTCTAATATCTCTACTGCATTTTTGAGAATCATAAGTAAAATTATACCAAATACCAGATGTAGCAGCTGCTACATTATCACTGATATATTTTAAAACTTGCTCTTGGATAAATTGAATATTTGCGAAAACTAAAGCTCTAGCAGAAAAAAATCCTTGATTTTGTGGGGCAGTATTGATAGACATACCAACCTCAATGAGCCCAGCGCCTTCTGATAATACAACATCAATTATATCTGTTGGTATTCCATCTAGGCCAAACGTAGTTGTACCAACTGCCACTGGGATTTGAACTGTTTGATTTGGCACAAACATTGCTCCATCATATAACCACGGCCCTGATTGATTTGTACAATTTTGAATATAGGGTGATTTATAGACAGTTATCTTACCAGTTTTTAATGTTGCATTAGCAGTCGCAGTTGCATTACTAGATATTTTGATTGTATTATTAGCTGAATCGATTGAAACAACAGTTGCTCCAGGGGGGATCAAAGTTGAAAATGATTCTGTACCGAAAATTTCCATACCGACAACAATATTATCAATCGGTGAAACGTTAGTAATCGATTGACTACCTACCGTAGTAGAACCAGTAAAAGCAAACCCATAATTTATAGGAAATGCTACTGCATACGCCCCTCTATCTAACATTGGATCTACAATTCCACTTCGCCCATTAATAATTTGTAATTGGGAAATGTAGCAAGAACTGTTAACATGGAAAACGTCTTGTGTTTTGTTAATTGGTTCAATTGTTGTTGTTCTTAAATCACTACCCATGATAGAAGTGTATGGTTTGACAACAATTGGGTTATTCTCAAAATAATGTCCAGGAGCTACTTTAATCGCTGTCCCAGAGGTATACTTGGGGGATTTTACTGCACCACTGATTGTTCTGCATGCTTTTGTTGGATCAGCAGCAGTCCCATCATTAGTGTCAGATCCATCCATAGTTACATATAAAATATTAGATACAACCGGTGCTGTTCCATATGCGGCCCCTTTTACAAGAAAGTCACCATCGATGACTGCACGTGCGCCATTTTCAGAATCCACCTGTATTACGTAATCACCTTGGTCGATTTTTAATACTCTTGACATTTATACTCCTTAAGTGGAGGGATATAAAATCCCTCCATTGTTTTCATTTTTATTTAAGCGTTATCGATTTTTACGTTAATACCAGCAGCAAGGTATGGTTGAACTGCATACACTTTAGTACCAGATGTTGAGTTCATGGTCCAAGCTACGTTTTGTCCGTTAGGATATGTAGTTGGATCGGCAAATTCACCATCTGTATTGGACGCTTTACGTTTAATTAATGCTTTATGTGCAGTTAGTTTAAGAACCCAATATTCTTTACCAGCTGCATCGAATGCAGTAATATCCATTTCATTAAATGTATTGTCGCCATCAGTATCAGCTGCAGCACCGCCAGTTTTTGCAACTAAAATTGCAGATCGGACAGTCCATGGTTCACCAGAGACAAGTGTCGCTGTTCTAACAGCATATCTACGGCTAGATTCTTGTTTTACAATATCAACTTTTTGACGAGATCCACCACCATTGCCTATCCAAGCATATGCAGTAATCGCATTTTCTTGATTAGTTGATGAGCTAACTGCACCTGTATCAGCAGCCAAGTTAACAGATGTAGCAGTTACTGATTGTGTAAAGGTAACTGTTGCTGATGAATATCCTGAACCAGGTTCTGTAATCAAAACCTCTTTAGCATTGTAATTTACTGTAAAAGTAGCACCAGTTGCTGCTGGGTTAGTTACTGTAATATTAGTTACAGTTTGTGCGCCAGATGGAAGTGTTCCTGCTGCATAAGGATATGATCCACGTTCGTTTATAGTTGCACCTGTAATTGCGCCATCAACCGCAGTAATTGTAAATAATGTACCATTACCAATCGTAACAACATCACCTGATGTATAATCACTCATTGTTCCACCGAATGCAGTAATAATATTAACTTGTGATGTTACTGTACCCACAGCTTTCACACCGTTTGGTAATTGTGGGTCTGAAAATGTGGTAGTAGGACGAGCGGTATATGAGCCCAATGCATTTAATGTAACACTAGCAATACTTGAACCACCTATACCATTATCTGTAGTTACACTAATTGAACCGATATTACGGTTACCAAAGAATTTTTTATTTAAAGGTCTTCCCATTTGTTTTGTCTCCTTGACGTTCTAGGTCATACGCTGAGGGATTTCAGCATAAATCAGTCTATTAGTCTGATATAATTATGACTGTAAGTATTTATCCTTAATAGCCAAGATATAAAAAAAGGGCCCCGAAGAGCCCTTTCATGATAAGTTATAGGTTTAACTTTAGCTAAATTTTACGTTAGCGTTGTTAATACCAACCAATCCCAAGTAATCTGCAGCATTCCCAAGCGAGCTTGCAGTGTTGTTAAGTTCAACATAACCGTAACGAGTCATAAAGCTTACAACTGGTTCGAATGTTGATGGATCTAAAACAACGCCAGAACTCATCAATGGGATATATGGGCAGTAGAATGCTGGTGCATCTGATTCTGAACCACCTTTGTAACCAATTAAAATTGGTTTGTCATCTGTTGCATATGTGTTAACATATACTTTTAATGAGTTGTTTAAAGTACCAACAAATTTTGTATTAGTTGGGGCTTCAAAAGTACCTTCTGTTGTGCGAGCAAACGCAGAAGTTGTAGCTGATTGCAAAATAGTTAATGCAAATGGGCTAACAACAGCATAGTTACCTGCACCACGGCGAGTACGTTGAGCGATTAAGTTAGCAACACGATTGATTTGGATAGCCAAAGCAGCATGTTCGTCACCAACGAAAGTAGCAGTACCAGAAACATTAGCTTGGTCATAAGTTTGAACTTCTGTACCAGCCAAGCTGATCAAAGAACCAATAATTTCTTGGTCGATTTCAGCAGTGATTTCTTGTGCTAAAGCAGCCATAATTTCAGCTTCTACATCGATACCTTGTTGAGCTTGTGCATCTTGTGCTGATTCAAATGTCCAACGAGCACTCAATTTACGAGTTTTCGCTTCAACAGTTTGTTTCAAGATTTGGATGCTCATTCTTTTACCTGCTTGACCTTCCAATGTTGCAGTGTTGGTTGCACCAGCTGGTACAGCATCATTACCTGAGTAAGATTCTGCAATTTTGAATGGGCTCAATGCTTCTTCACCTGCAGTTACTTGACTTGAGTTGTCAGCGTAACGAACACGTAAAGTATGGATTTGACCAACAGGACCGGTCATTGGTTGTACACCCACCAATTCGTTAGCAATAACGGTTGGCATTACACGACGGATAACTGGTAAAATTACACGGTTTAAAGTAGCGATGTTGCCTGATGATGTGCCACCAGCAGTTGCACTTTCTGTTAAATATTTACGAGTGTTTTCTAAAGTAACACCCATTACTGATTTTTTTGTGCCTTGTAGACCTTCTAATAGGGCTTCTTTAGTTTCCGCCCAACGGCCATTAAGTAGTTCTGACATTTAATTTCTCCTTAAATTTAAAGCCCAGCGAGTCTACGCATATCAATGATGTTAGAGTCGTCGCTGCTACGATTAGTTTTGGAAAGTTTATTTCCAGTAATTTCTTTAGCTTCTACTAGTGCCTGTCTCTTTTGAGGAGCCTTTCCTGCAACTACTGCCGGTAGATACTTTTCGAAACTTTCGTTTAATTTTGAGGTTTTCACACTCTCCATTAACTCGCCCATAATTGAACGTTGTTCACTATTTAGTGGTGCCAACAATTCACTCATGATGTCCTTACGAACTTGCGCTTCTTTCAACGCACGGATTTCTAGTTGTTTGCTTTCTAAAATCTTCTCTGCATTAACAACAGCTTTAGCTGCTTCCTGCATTGCGTGATCTTTCATGTCTATGACTTTGAGCAATTTGCTAGTTTCCGATTTTTCATTTAAATAACTCGTTTGATATTCAGCAGCAAATGCTTCGAATAACTTACGACCGAACTCAGAACGACGAGCAGCTTCAATATCTTCTTTCAATGATGTAATTTCAGAACGAAGTCCTTGATTAACAACATTTTCAACAAGTTTCGCAGCACGTTGTACGAATTGTTCTTTTACTTTTTTGATTTCTTGGCGACCTTCACGCAGTAATTTAACTTTTGTTTCGGTCAATTCTTGTTTGTCTTTATAAAACTCTGTAATTTCTTGAGCTAGAGCCTCAACTACGAAGTTTTCCAAGGTGCCAAATTTATTTACCATTTGCATTTGATCTTCATGCAATTCTTTGATTTCAGAAGCTAGTTGACGTGTTACAAATGTTTTCATAACATGTGCGCTTTCAGAAATCTTTTTAGCATATTTAACTTTCATTTCTGCTAATTGCTGGCGATCTTCTGCAAACTCGCCAATTTCACTAGCTAATTGATCAGAAATCATACGATCTACTGCTTCAATCATAGTGCTTTTGTCGTGTTCATATTTTTGTGCAAACTCTTCGCGTAATTGTTGACTTACTTGTTCACGATTTTCTAAAATCTTACGTTCCCAAGCGGTTTCAATTGACTCTTTGATCTCTCCAGAAATCACATTGTTTTCAAATAACTTGTTTAATGCATCCAACATGTGATTCTCCTATTATTGGAGATTACTTATTATGCCTAATAAGCTCTCTTTGAGATATTTTTGCGCCTGTGGATCACCCTTCACTTCTTGTGCTATACGAAAAGCGTTATAACCACCGCGTGTATTCATTAGGTGTTCATAAATTGGTGTAGGATATGCTCCAGGTGCAGATGGCTGGGCCACCATATCTACTGTGATAATCTCAAAATCTGAGACTTCGTTTGATCCGTCATTACTGACATTTCCAGAACCTCTTGATGAGACACCTAATTTAACTCCACTTTCCAGCATTGTTTTAATTAACTGTCCCATAGGAGTTGGCAAGATTTTAAGCTTGCCATATCCATTAGGACCTTCCATCCACATATTAGTTATCATGTGGCTTACTCGATCTAAATTTATTTTTAAATCATCGGGATGATCTACTTCTCCGAGGACTGAATAACCGTTCTGAATCTGATCGTTGAGGGTTTTAACAGCCTTGCTAATCTCACTCACAGGATAAACCCGCTGGTTTGCATTTCGGATTCCACCTTGAATGCAAATACCAGACATGTACAAGTTTTTCCCTTCTCTGTCATCAGATTCAACGATCATTTGTGCTTCGTTGAAGCTGAGGTTTTCTCGGAGATATAACATAGATTATTTCCCGCTCACAGGTCCGTAAGCTTTAACGCCGCCTGATTGACCTTTGCGTTCCGCACCATGTCCTTTACTAACAGGTTTCAATTTTGGTGCTTTTGAATTACCTGGGACGTTTTGGTTACCACCATCCATTTTTTGTGTAGATGGTTTTAACAACCCACCTTGTGTTCCACCAGTTGTTGATGTACCACCACGTGCGATGTTAGCTGTTGTGCCACCCATATCATTTTTACCTGCTAATGGGCTACGTGTTTGAACACCGTTATCACCGTGTTTAGGTAATGCAACTTTGTTCACATATTCCATAAATGCTTCGAATTCATTTTGTTCTTCTGGTTGATTTTCAAAAGAGTGAGTCACATGTACTTCTTTAACGCCACTGTCGCCAGCGCCTAAATCTGCACCGAATTCATCTTCTTCACCACCGAATTCATCTTCTTCACCACCGAATTCGTCACCTTCTTCATCACCGCCAAACATATCAGCGTGTTCTGGTTCGCTTTCTTCGCCAGCCATTAATTGGTCCAATTCTGATCTCAATTCGTCAATTGCATCTTCAAGGTCAAGAATTCTGTCTTCGTAGTCACCTTCTTCTGAATCATCACCTTCTTCATCATCACCAAAATCTGGTGCATCATCTTCTTCATCATCTTCTGAATCATCACCTTCTTCGTCATCACCGAAATCTGGTGCATCATCTTCTTCATCATCGAAATCTGGTGTGTCAGTTTCTTCTTCCTCTTCTTCCTCTTCAGGACCACCGAAATCAGATTCTAATAATTCTTCATAAATTTCACGTGATTTTCCAACAACAATGTTGTGGAAAATTTCTTTTGCTGCTTCTTGATCTTCATTGATCAAAGCTTCGAGCATAGCTTCAAATTGTGCGCGATCTGTCATGTATAATTCTCCTGTGATAATTACAAGCAAGGCTGTATCTTATTTACTTTATTTAGTAAAAATAGTGGTATAATAGTCAAAAAACGTTATATTTCGCGTTATACGGGTGGTGCTGCCGGGGTTGAATACATCGAATGTATAAATCCTAGTTCACTCTCTTGTTCTAAAATATGAGCTTCGCTACTTTTACGAAGCTCATTTAATTGTCGAAGTGTCAACCGAGTTTTGCGTGTATCACCACGCAAAAATGTTCCACCATCACGCTCTGGTTCATAACGTAATTCACTAGCCATTTGTCTAGTATCAGGGTCTATGTAAAATAATTCTCTTAAAATCATAATAGTATTTATACCGGTGGAGGTGTTACTGGTACTGCACCCGCAGCTGAAGCAACTGGCGCTGCTCCTGTTCCATCAGTTGGCAATTCTCCTTCCATTTCTGGAGAGATTCCTAAATCACCCGCCATGCCTAAATCGCCCTCAATACCTGCCGCCGACAATCCAGCGCTACGCAATTCACCAGCTGCATCAGTATGTGTAGGCTGTCCTTTACCACTTTCTTCGCCCCATAAACGTTCGTTTTCTGCCACCTCATCATCAGTTAAACCAAGGAATCGTTTCAAAGCAAATCGTTTACTCATATAGGGTATAGCTTGCAATGTGTTGAACGTATTGATACGTTCACTATCTAACGATGCTTGTCTGGTGCTAGCAAAATTAATTGGTGGATTGAAACTCAATTCAAATAAACTGGAATCAATGTTTACCCCTCGATTGTTCATGTACAATTTAAATTCGCTATCAAATGCTTCTGTAATCAAACACTGTAATCTCTCGCAATATTTGTTAAATCGCAATTCTTGAATATATGCTGTACCAACTCGGCCATCATTAAAACTAGCTTGGCTGTCGTCTGCACCAGTTGGCAAATATGAACTTGGAATTCGTAATCCACGGAATAATTTATTGGTGAAATATTTTAAATCATCAATTTCGCCAAGATTTGTACCACCAGGCAATGTATCTACTTTACTCCCACGACCATCAGCAGTCATTGGGAAGAAATAATCTTCATTAATTGATAACGGATTGTAAGCTGAATCGATTACATTTTGACCGCCACCAGTTTGACTTGGTATTCTTCGTTGATGTATTTCATTTTTCACACGTTCAACAAATGCCATAGCTAAATGGCTAGGCATATTGCCAACATCAATGTGGAATATACGGCGTTCAGGAGCACGTTGAATACGATATATTAAGATCGCATCTTCAAGTAATTCTTTTTGTTTATATACTTTAAATATATTTTCTAATAAACTATTACCAAATGGGTAATTATTATCAAGACCTTCTGATAATGACAAATGAACTACGTGTTCTGCATCAATTGCGTTTTCTGTTTCAGATAACCCCCATCTACTACCAGAGCTACTAGAAGGATAAGCACCAGATGTCCCACGTTGTGTCGAACTTGTTCCCAAATATCCGCTACTTGGAATCACCCCACCACCATTTTGTCGTGGATTAATGTTTGGTGTTATCTGTGTTGCAACTAAATTTTCAAAATTAGGTGCTAAATCTTTAATAACGTATTGTTCTGGTTTTTTACCATCACTTTCATTTACAATTATTTTTACAATTTTACTTGGATCAACCCATGACCATTTCTGTGTTTCTGGGTCTCTGATGAAGAATGCATCACCATATTTGAATACATTTCTAACAATTCTAAAAATCCTAGTATCAAACAATTGTAATGTATTCCATTGTTGTAAATATTCACCAAGAATTCTTACTTCAGAATTTGTTGCTTTACTTCGCCATTTAACAGTAAATGGGCTTTTTCCATCTTTTAATTTTTGTGTACAGAATTCAGCTAGAATATCTAATGCTGCATTGATTTCTGGGTCACTATCCATTACTTCATACTGTTGGTATCTGTCAACTCTGTTTGGACTACCAGTATATACGTCTGGTAAATAACTAGAATAATTAGTTCTAGCTGGACCAGGTTTAGAGTTGGAGTTTAATCCCGATACTGGACTTAATCCAGATCCCTCAGCCACCGGTGTAAAATACTTTTTCCATGTCATTTTAAAAATTCCTTATCTTGCGTTTAAATTAGGCGATAATTGCTTGGTTGCACGATATTGTTTATCAGTGGTTTCCAACATGTCTGATGTTGTTGATATTAGTTTAACCATTGATGTATTTAACGTTGCTAACTGCTCATTGATATCTTTTAAGGTTATATCAGATGCACCAGATGATGGTTCTTGTGTAACTTGTGGTGCTTGATTCACAGGTTCTATAGTAGGTTGTGGCATTTGATTCATTAAATTCGACGAAGTCATAGAAACAGAATTCATCATATTTTCAATGATACTTGCTTGATTTCCACCTCCCATTGTTTTTAGCATATCTGCGACAAATTCTGGTGCTTTTCCTTCTGGAACTAACGCCTCTCTCCCATGTGCCAGTACCCCCATTCCGTCTGGACCGAAATCCTTGCCAAACCAATCCCCGAAAGCTGCTTTAGTACCACCAGCGTGACTACCACCTTCATAGACTCCGGTAATATTACCGGTTAATTGCACTACCCCAGCAGCTATAGATTTAATATTCGATAACCCTTGAACTGCTCCTTTCTCCAACATAGATCCCAAATCTTTAATAAATGTTCCATTGTTGATGGATTTTGTTAAATCTTTTCCAAGATCACCATAAATCTTATCTGACATAGCTTCGCCAGTTTTTTTATCAATTGTTGATAGTTTGTCATTAACAGATAACCCTTCCTTATCGGGGGTCGCAGCAGCTTTACCAACTCGTTCGTTAATAGCTTTTGCAATATCTTGAGGTACTTTTGCAGCATCTTCCACAGCACGTTTAGCTTTAACTAATCCTTCCGTTGTTTGTGCTCCTGCATACATCTCCCCTCTAGCATTTTTGCCTTCTGATGCAAGTATCGCCTCTTTTGCAAGCATCTTTTGTGCTTCTTCTTGGCTAATCCCAAGATCTTTAACTCGACGTTTGATACCATCACCTTCATTCAGAATAGCCTGGTTGCTATCTTTCATAAGCGTCCGTCTAGCTTCTGAAACATCACTTTCACCACGGACAGCATCTTTTAAACTGGCAGTTGAGTTAACTCTGACAGCAATCTCGTCTTTCACTTGTTGCAATCGTTGGCGATTTGCTTCTGCTTCTGCTTCAGAACGAGAATTTTGTAATTGTAGGACTGATAATCGCAATTTTTCAGCCAAATCCGGTCCAATAGCTTGTGCGGTTGCTCGATTAGCATCCGTTAAAACTCCACCTTGCGAATAATTTTTAATAATACTGTTTAAACCACCAGCGCTTTTAGCAAAATCTTCAATAGCAGATGCTCCAGCCCCCTTCCCCTCTGCCTCAAGTAATCGCTTGTTTGCCATAAAACGAATATCATTTTTATTCTCCTCCATTTTATCTAACTGGTCTTTTCTGCTCATACCAGTCAGTTGGCTAACTTTGTCCATTTCTTGAGCCATCTTATGTGTAGATTCAAAAAGACGCTCTTGGTCTTCTCGTTTAGACAGATCTAAATGACGTTGCGAAGTCATAGACATTGCTAGTAATTTATTTTGTTCACCAGTTGACCATGCCATTTTAGCCAAAGCCTCAGATGCTCCAGAATCACGAAAGCCAGTTGCCACTGAAGTGAAAATTTTTGCACTTTCATTCATTGTTCCACCAAGCCCGGTGAATCCAGATTTACTAGATGCAATTGCTTCTGACCATTCAGCCATACTCATTCTTGATTTGGCAATACTAGTGGTTAACCCAATTGCATCATTATTCCAATTTATACCAAATGTTTTAGTAGCCGTTTGCCAATCTTGCAATACCCCATCAAATGCATTGGATAATCCGTTAACTTTTGATGCGGCTTTATCAATTGCATCAATACCAGTGGAAACCGGTGTTGATGGTGGGGTATATTGTCGCTCTCCCGAGCTGTTCCCTCGTTGGTTTTTAGTTAACGAATCTCTAATTTCTGTTAATAAATCATCTGTTCTAGACATAAGTTTTTCCGTAAAATATGCGTATATAAATACTAATTATATTTATGCGGAGAAAACATGTCAGCAAACCCATTAAAAGATTATTTTAGACAACCAAAAATTTTTTTAAAACTGCCTTCATTAGGGCGTTTTAATGATTCAACCACCATCACTGGTAATGTTGAAAATTTACCAATTTACGGTATGAATGGGATGGATAAAATTCTAATTAAAACACCAGATGCATTATTAAATGGTGAGAGTACAGTAAGAATTATTCAAAGTTGTTGCCCAAATATTTTAAATGCATGGGAAATGACAACATTAGATATTGAAAGTTTATTAGTAGCTATAAGAATTGCAACATCTGGGAGTGAAATGGATATTTCAGAAAATTGCCCTAAATGCAATGTTGAAAATACATATGAATTGAATGTTAATAAATTTTTAGAACATTATAATCAGTGCAAATTTATTTCTGATGTTATGATTGGTGATTTAATAGTAAAGTTGAAACCATTAACTTATAAAAAATCAACCGAATTTGGTTTGGAAAATTTTTCTTTACAAAAACAAATAACTCATATTTCAAACATCACAGATGATAAAGAAAAAAATAATTTAGCAACAGATATTTTTGTAAAATTTGGTATTTTACAAAACAAAATTTTGTTATCAAGCATTGATTATATAGAAACACCTAATGGTGTCGTTTCCGAATTCGGGTTTATCAAAGAATGGATAGATAATTGTGATGGATCAGATATTGCAAAAATTAAAGAAACAATGGATATCAATAGCAAAGCATGGAGACTACCGTTAAACACGGTAAATTGTACTGGTTGTGGTTACCAGCATGATGTTGAAGTTGATTTGGATCAAGCCAGTTTTTTCGATATAGCCTAACGAGAATGACTGACTCAGAAATAGAAGAGTATCTAGTTAGGCTTGATAATGAGGTATTAAGTTTTAAAGATAGATTGTTTAATATTAGTTGGCATATGCGTGGTGGAGTCACTATGCATGAATT